TCAGGCTGCAGTCGCGCAAGTCGTCTGATCCTGAGGGGAGACCAATCGCATGCCCATGCAATTGATCACCCCTCCCGCAGGCGAGCCCGTCTCTCTTCAAGAGGCCAAGACTCATCTGCGGGTGGATTTCGATGATGACGATGGGTTGATCCAAGCATTGATTGCTGCAGCAAGACAAGCAGCAGAGACCATCACCAACAGGCAGTTGATGTCTGCACGATGGAAACTGGTTATGGATAGCTTTCCCGGACCAAGCCTCATGGGCGTGCCCGCTGGACAGCCTTTCTCATTGCCTGGGCATGCCATCCTCATCCATAAGTCACCCGTCTTGAACGTGGTGTCCATTAACTACCTCGACATGGCAGGCGTACTCCAGTCTATGCCTGCGAGTAATTACACGGTAGACGCAGCTTGTGAGCCAGCAAGGATCACACCTGTGTTCGGTCAGATCTGGCCGATTGCTCTTCCTCAAATTGGCGCGGTATCCGTCACCTTCGACGCTGGATATGGGGCGGCGGCATCGGTTCCCGAGGGGATTAAGAGCTGGATCAAGCTCAGAGTTGGCAGCCTGTATGCGCATCGCGAGGAAGTGGCAGCACTCTCCCGTGGACGTATTGAGCCGTTGCCTTTTGTAGATGGGTTGCTTGACCCTTTCAAGGTTTCCTTCATATGAATCCAATCAGCGCAGGCATGCTCACACGGCGCATCAAAATCCAGCGCCCCAGCACCATCAAAGATAGTGTCGGGGCACCATGCAGATCCTGGCTTGATGTTGCGACTGTGTGGGCGGACATCCAACCGCTGTCTGGAAAAGAAGCCGTAATTGCCAACCGGATCTCAGCGGAGTTATCGCATCAGATCATCGTTCGGTACCAGAGCCTGTTTGACAACCCTCAACAGGTGGCACAGATGCGAGTGCTTTACAAGGCACGGATCTTCAACATTCATTCGGCACTCAATGAGGATGAAAAGCACACGCAGATCATCCTGCTGGCGTCGGAAGGGCTTGACGATGGCTAAGCATGAAACGGTCAAAGTCGAAGGGCTAGCCGAGTTGGCCAAGGCACTCAGTGAGCTACCTGATCGAGTTGCCAAGAACGGGTTACGAGTGTCCGTCTACGCGGGAGCAAAAGTCATTCGAGACGAGGCAAGACTGCGTGCTCCCAGGGCGGCTCAGTCGCTGGGACCCAATCAGCCTCCACCAGGAACGCTCAAGCGCTCAGTGATCATGAAACACATCCCTGAGCTTTCAACCCTGACCCGACAGACATTCTTTGTGACCGTGCGTCATGGAAAAAAGTACCGCGAGCAAGGCAAGAAAGGCACCCTTTCGCAGGATGCCTGGTACTGGAGATTTCTGGAATTCGGCACGCGAAAGATGAGAGCACAGCCTTTCCTTCGACCAGCCCTTGAGGCTAAGCGACACGAATCTGTCCAAGCAATGAAAGACCGCCTGTCAGACCGCATCGAACTTGAGGCCAAAGCGCTCAACAGAAAGTAATCATGCAGGACTTCTACAACGCCATCAAGGATTTGGCGGCTGGCGAGGTCTATGCGCTTGTCGCCGCTCAAGACGCACATTACCCAGCCATCGTCTATACGCCCATCATGCAAGAACATATCTTCGGCATTGATGGTCCTCACGGCTTGCAGCGCGTGCGCGTGCAGGTCGACACCTATGCCAGAACGTATCAAGAGGCCTTGTTGCTTCAAGACCAAGTCTTGGATGCACTCTTGGCAGACAAGAGCACCGTCGCCGATGTGCGCATGGGGCTCTCAGATTTTGAAGAACAGGCCCGGCTGTACCGGGTAAGCGTTGACTACACCTACCACCGGTAGAGAGTCCGCATCACAAACAGGAGCTAACGCATGAGCAGCACTGCGATTACCGCACAAGGCATCACGATCGCCAGATTTGGCACAACAACCTTTGAAACCATCCCCAACGTGGTCTCGTTTCAGGGGCCTGGCGGGCAGGCCGCTGTGATTGACGTCACCAATCTGGCCTCTACCGCCAAGGAAAAGCGCGTGGGTCTGCGTGACGAGGGGCAGTTGTCTCTGACCCTGCACTACAACCCTGACGATCTGGTGCACCAAGGCCTGAGAACCGATCGTGCCAACCGGGTACGACGTCAGTTCAAGATCACTTTTACCGATACCACTCCATTTGCAACGTGGTCCTTCTATGGCTATGTCACGCAGTTCAGCGTGCAGGGTGGCGTTGACGCCGTGGTCGAGGCCAGCGTCACGATTGAAATCGATGGCGACATCACGGAGGCATGAAGCATATGAACATTCTTTCCAAAGACGCCATCTTGGCTGCCGAAGATCTTCCGCGCGAAACAGTCAGTGTTCCAGAGTGGGGAGGCCAAGTCCTGGTGCGCACCATGAGCGGCACCGATCGTGATGCCTTTGAGGCTAGCCTCCTTGCAAAAGATGGTCGCATGGAGAACGTGCGTGCCCGGTTGGTGGCACTGACTCTTTGCGATACCGAGGGCGATCGTCTGTTTGACGACAGCGAGATCACGGCGCTGGGGCGCAAGAGTGCTCGTGCGCTCGATCGCGTCTTCTCCGTGGCCCAGCGGCTCAACGGCATCGGTGTCGATCAGGTAGACGTTGCAAAAAAGGGCTAAAGGCCAACCCATTTCGGCGTTCGATCTTTCGGCTGGCACTCGCTCTAGGCATGCCAGTTCGTGAGTTGCTGGCCCGTGTGGGGTCGGATGAGCTGACCGAGTGGATGGCCTTTTACCAGCTGGAGCCCTTTGGCGAAGTGCGTGCCGATCTGAGAAGCGGCGTGGTTGCTGCGACCTTTGCCAACGCCCATCGCACCAAGGACGCCAGGGCATTCACGCCTGAGGATTTCATGCCCTTCATAGAACGATCAGCGCCCCAAGGCAACGCGCGCCTGAATGTCGCCCGCTTCAAGGCCCTGTTCTCTCATAAGGTGAAAAAAAATGGCTGATTTAGGCTCCCTGGTCGTCAAACTTTCGGCTGAAACTGCCGAGTTTCGTGAAGACTTGGGACGCACAGCCCGCCTGCTGGATCGCCACGCCAATGACATGAAGGCGTCGATGCAGCAAGTGGCCAGCGTAGCCAAGACAGCCTTTGCTGTAGCAATTGGAGCCACGTCGGTTGCTGCGCTGCGCGACTTTGTGACACATACTGTGGAAGCGGCGGCGGCTCTTCAGGGCCTATCGGAGCAAACAGGCGCGAGCGCTGCGGCGCTGTCTGGATTCGCCCCGGTCGCGACCATCTCAGGCACGGCCATGGTGGCTATTGGCGCAAACCTGTCCAAGCTGTCCAAAGGGCTGGCGGGTGTTGATGACGAAACGGCCGGTGCGACCAAGGCCCTCCAGTTCCTGGGAGTGCGTGCCAAGGACGCAAGCGGCAACCTGCGTGATCCCGCAGAGGTCATGAACGATGTCGCACTTAAACTGGCCGAGTTTGAGGACGGCGCTGGCAAGACAGCCATCGCCATGGAGCTATTTGGAAAGTCAGGGGCAACGATGCTGCCCTTCCTCAAGGATCTGGCGGAGAACCAGGACCTCAATATTCGACTGACAGCCAAACAGATCGAGGAAGCCGACCAGGCCTCCAAGGCCATGGGCCGTATGCGTGCCGAATCGAACTTTGCGGCGCAGACCCTCGTTACCGCCGCAATCCCCTCGCTGTCGGTGCTGTACCAAGAGCTCAAAAACGTAGTCTTGGGAACGGACAACGCAGTTGATGGCGTGCAGCGCCTGCGCTCTGAGGGCACGCTCACCAACTGGGCAGAAAAGACGGCCTACGCCATCGCGGTTGTCATCGATGCCTTGCGGGGAATTGGTTACACCATCAAGTCGGTGATCGGCAGTTTCTCTGCTGTCTGGGCTGACATCGAACTTGCCGGTACGTTCTTGGCGGGTGGTAAGGGCCTGAACCCGTTCTCAGAGGAAAACCGCGCACGTCTGCAGGCTGCCCTTGAAAAGCGCAATGCCATCGTCGCTCAGGCCAACCAGAACTACGTTGACCTTTGGGATATGCCGTTGCTGGCCGATGCGGTCACGCGAAGATTCGAGGACATTCGCAAGGGTACTGAGGCCTCAAACGCCGTCACGCAAGCGTCTACGCCCAGGAAGCGCCTGAACTACAGCACGGCAACTGGCGCCGTCACTGCGAACGCCATGGCAGGCATTGACAGTGAAATTAAGCGATTACAGGGGCAGGTGGATGTGGAGAGTGCCATCCTCAAAGACCGGCAACGCATCATCGACCTCTATGAAAGCCAGGGCTACATCAGCTTCAAGGAAGCGACTGAGGCCCGTCTGGCTGCTCAGGAGGACTTCACTGAGAGGTTGCGGGCACTGACGAATGAGGAGGAAGCGATTTTGCGTCGTGGGCTGGAGTCGGTCGCTAAGACCACCCAGGAAAAGCTCAAGCAGCAAGACCGCCTTGCAGAGATCCTCCTGAAACGCCAAAAGCTCGAGCGTGAGGCCCAGCAGTCCAATCTGGAGCGCCAGATCCGGCTCCCGGGCGAGACGATGAAGGATTTGGCCGAGCAGGCCGCGCGGGGGCAAAGCGAACTTCGTGCGATCGAGGAGCAGGTCAAGACGCTTCGTGAGACAGGTGCCATCAGCGAGCTGGAGTCTCTGCGCCGCCTGGCAGCAGCCCGTAGGGACAGCGCAAACCAACTGGCTACGATGGCAGCTCAGGCCCGCGAGTTGGTAGAGGCCGCCCCGGGCAATGAAAAGCTGGCCGATGCGCTGAAAAAGATCGAGGAATCCGCCCGCCAAGCTGCAGACGGTGCCACATTGCTCAATCAGCGCGTGAGGGAACTGGCGGACCCAGAGGCAGGTTTTGCCAAGGGGCTGCGTCTTGTGGCTGAAGAGGCCGAGCAAATTGGCAAGCAGATGGAGTCGGCCACAGTGCGCGCCTTCAACGGGATGACGGATGCGCTGGTGAACTTTGTGATGACAGGCAAGCTCGATTTCCGGTCTCTTGCTAATTCCATCATTTCAGACCTGATTCGGATCCAGATCCAACGCGCCATCACCCTTCCTTTGGCCAAGGCCATGAGTAGTTTCTTTGGGTTCGCTGATGGGGGCGTGATGACTTCTACTGGACCCATGGCGCTGCGCACCTACGCCTCTGGCGGCATTGCCAACTCGCCCCAGTTGGCATTGTTTGGAGAGGGCAGCAAGCCTGAGGCCTATGTGCCGCTGCCAGACGGGCGCTCCATTCCGGTCACGATGAACAGCAGTGCATCCAGTGGAAACGTCTTCAACATATCAGTGAGCGTCTCCGATGCTGGTGCGTCCAGCCGTGGCGATGAATCGGGCGGAAGGGATCTTGGCCGGGCGATTGCCAGCGCCGTGCGGCAAGAACTGCTTGCTCAAAAGCGTGCAGGAGGCCTGCTTGACGGGCGCAGGGCGGTGTAGATGGCGACCTTTACTTGGACCCCTTCGATCGGAGCCAATTTATCCATTCGACCCAATGTACGTCGTGTGGCTTTTGGTGACGGCTACGAGCAGCGCTTGGCCTTTGGAATTAACACCCAGTCCCAGGTCTGGTCGCTGGAGTTTCGTGGGCGTACAAACTTCGAGGCGGCTGCGATTGATGCATTCTTACGCGCACGCGGTGCCGTTCAGGCATTTGACTGGACACCGCCTGGCAGTACTCCCGCCAAGTTCGTGTGTGAAGAGTGGAGCCGATCAGTCGATGAGCCCAACGTCGAAACGGTACGGGCTACTTTCAAGCAGGTGTTCGACCTTTCATGACCACAGCAGCCATCACTTCCGAAATCCAGAAGCTCGCGCCCAGTAGCGTGATTGAATTCTTTGTGCTGGATCTGGCACTGTTTGGCCAGGGGCCGGTTCGCTTTCACGCCGGAACCAATGCCTTGCAGCAGCGGGTCGTCTGGCAGGGCAACGCCTATGAGGCATTTCCCATTGAGGTCGAAGGCTTCGAATTCAATGGCAACGGCCAGGTACCACGGCCGCGCCTGCGGGTGGCCAATGTCACAGGCGTCATCACGGCGCTTGTGCTCACCTACCAGGACCTGGTGGGTGCCAAGATCACGCGCAAGAGGACGCTTGCTAAATACCTCGACGCGGTGAACTTTGAAGGCGGCGTCAATCCGACGGCCGATCCTTCGGCCGAATTCGCGGATGATGTGTACTACGTCGACCGCAAGTCCAGAGAAACGCGGGATGTGGTCGAGTTTGAGTTGGCCGCATCGTTCGATCTGGAGGGAGTCACACTCCCTCGTCGGCAGATCGTTCAAAACGTGTGCCCCTGGCGCTACGGTGGGGCAGAGTGTGGTTACACCGGTACGGTCTACCTGGATGCCAATGACCAGGCGGTTGGCTCTAGCAGCCTGGACATCTGCGGCAAGCGCCTGTCATCGTGCAAGGCCCGGTTCGGGCAAAACGCCGAGTTGCCGTTCGGTGGCTTTCCGGCTGCAGGGCTGATGCGTTGATGTTGCCCGAGAACCAAGCCCTGGCGCTCGATCACGCTCGGCAAGCCTACCCTCGCGAGTCTTGCGGACTCCTTTTGATTCGAAAAGGTCGTGAGGTTTACTGGCCGTGCCGAAACCTTGGAGTTGGAACCGACCAGTTTGTGATTCATCCCGAGGACTACGCCAAAGCCGATGAGCAGGGCCAGATCGTTGCCGTCGTGCACAGCCACCCCGGTCTGCCGCCCGAGCCGAGTCAGGCTGACCGGGTGGCGTGTGAGGCCAGTGGCTTGCCTTGGCACATCGTGAGTGTGCCGAGAGATACCTGGGCAAGTATCGATCCGTCGGGTTACGTCGCTCCCTTGGTAGGCCGCGAATGGTCTCACGGCGTGCTCGACTGCTACGCCCTGGTGCGCGACTGGTTCCGAGCAGAGCGCGGGGTGGAATTGCCCAACTTCGCGCGCTTTGACGACTGGTGGAAGCGCGGGGAGAACCTCTACCTGGAAAACTTTGCCCAGGCTGGCTTCTTCCCGGTGGATGCCGATGAACTAAAGGTTGGGGACTGCTTCCTGATGCAGGTGGCGTCGCCCGTTCCGAATCACGCAGCGATCTATCTCGGAGACGGGCTGATCCTTCATCACTTGCAGGGGCGTCTTTCCAGTCGAGATGTCTACGGCGGCTATTGGCAAAAAGTCACAACACACATCCTCAGACATGGTCACAATCATTCTTCTTGGTGAACTTGGACGCCGCTTTGGCCGCAGGCATAGCCTGGCCATCTCATCGGCTGGCGAGGCCATAAGAGCGCTGGCGGCCAATTTCCCGGCTTTTGAGCGGGAACTGGTGGCCTCAGGAGAGCGTGGTGTGGGCTACCGCGTGCTGGCTGGTCGTGAGGCGTTGACACTGGATCGTCTGCATGAGCCGACAGGACAGAGCCGCATCACCATTGCCCCGGTGGTCTCTGGTGCAGGTGGTAATGGCCTCGGTCAGATCTTGCTGGGTGCAGCCTTATTGGCAGTCGCTTGGTGGAACCCGTTGGGCTGGGCGGCGTCGGGCGCGTTTTTGTCACAAGCCACGCTCTACTCGGTAGGCTCAGCCATGATTCTTGGTGGCGTGGCGCAGATGATTGCGCCTACGCCGAAGGCCACGGAGCCCTCAGAGCGCCCAGAAAACAAGCCAAGCTACAGCTTCAATGGTGCTGTCAACACCACCGCCCAGGGGCATCCCGTGCCGGTGGGTTACGGCCGATTGATTGTGGGCTCAGCGGTGATCAGCGCCGGCATTGACGTGGATGAGATTGCCGCATGAAAAAACACGCCATGACTGAACTCATCATTGGTGCGGGCGGTGGCGGCAAAGGCGGTGGAGGTAGCGCTCGTGTGGCGCAGGAGGCTCCCGACAGCCTGCGCTCAAAAGCCTACGCGCGGGTGGTTGACCTAATTTCTGAAGGTGAGATCGAGGGGCTGGTCGATGGCCTCCAATCGGTCTACCTGGACGACACGCCGATTCAGAACCCTGATGGCTCGACCAACTTCTCTGGCGTCAACCTGGAGACCCGTAACGGCAGCCAGCAGCAAAGCTATGTGCCCGGGTTCTCGTCCGTGGAGAACGAGGTGGTCGTCGGTGTAGAGGTCAAGGCGAGCCAGCCGGTGGTGCGCTCCATCACCGACCCGGATGTGGACGCCGTTCGGGTCAAGGTGAGCGTGCCGCAGTTGACCAACCAGGACACGACCAATGGCGATCTCAATGGCAGCGCGGTGAACTTTGCGATCGATCGCCAAGTCAACGGCGGTGGGTTCGTGGAGATGATCAACGATACGATCTCCGGCAAGACCACGACCAAGTACCAGCGCAGCTACTACGTGCCGCTTACGGGCAGTGGCCCCTGGGATATCCGTGTGCGCAGGATCACGGCGGATTCGACCTCAAGTGCGATTCAGAACAAGACCTTTGTGGAGTCCTACACCGAGGTCATCGAGAGTAAGCTGCGCTACCCTAACAGTGCCCTGGTAGCGCTCCGGGTCGATGCATCCCAATTCTCAAGCATCCCGCGGCGCAGCTATGACATGAAGTTGCTGCGGGTTCGCGTTCCTGTGAACTACGACCCAGCCATGCGCGCTTACAGCGGTGTGTGGAATGGCACTTTCAAGATTGCCTGGACCGATAACCCTGCCTGGTGCTTTTACGACCTGGTGACCAGCACCCGCTACGGCTTGGGCGGCTACATCCCTGAGGCCCAGGTCGACAAGTGGGCGCTCTACCGGGTAGCCCAATACTGCGACCAGTTGGTTCCCAACGGGCTGGGCGGTTTTGAGCCGCGCTTTGCCTGCAACCTGTACCTCCAGACGCGGGAGCAGGCCTACAAGGTCGTGCAGGACATGGCCTCGATCTTTCGGGGCATGGTGTACTGGTCCGGTGGCGCGATCACGGTCACGCAGGATGCACCCGCTGATCCGGTCTACCAGTTCGCCCCCAGCAACGTTGTGGATGGCGAATTTGCCTACCAGGGGTCTTCGGCGAAGGCGCGGCACACAGTGGCCTTGGTCACATGGAACGACCCAGAAGACTTCTACCGCCAGAAGGTGGAGTACGTCGAGGACGCCGCCGCAATCGCTCGCTACGGCATCGTGCAAAGCGAAGTCGTGGCGCTGGGATGTACCTCAAGGGGCCAGGCTCACCGCGTGGGTAAGTGGCTCTTGTATTCCGAGCAGTCGGAATCCGAGATCGTCACCTTCCGCACG